CATCAAAATATCCAGGAGCTTGGTTGGTCAAACCTAATAAGAGTGAATATGAAAAGTTTAACTTTGATAAATGGGAGTACGGACATAACATTATTATTACTGATGCAGGCAATGATGTTGTAGCAAGAATAGATGAACAAGAATACACTATTCCAGTTGAGCAAGTAGAAGTAAATGATGTAACAGGTGCAGGAGATTGTTTCTTAGCGGCTTTTGTTTATGCACTTACTAAAAATCATGATTATCAAAAAGCACTAGAATGTGCAGTAAAAGGATCAGCAGAAAGTGTTAAACACACAGGTACATATGTATTACAAGTAAAAGATATTCAAAGTACTAAAGTATTCACCAACGGTTGTTTTGATATTATACATCCTGGACATATTGAAATGCTTAAAAAAAGCAAAGCAATGGGAGATTGGTTGGTAGTAGGTTTAAACACAGACCGTAGTATTAAAAAACTAAAAGGAAAAGATAGACCTGTCAATAACGAAACAGACAGAAAAGTTATGCTAGAAAGTTTAGACTTTGTAGATGAAGTGATACTGTTTGACGAAGATACTCCGCTAGAGTTAATTAAAAATGTAAAGCCTGATATAATTACTAAAGGCGGAGACTATACTGTAAGTCAAGTAGTTGGTAATGAATTAGCACAAGTTTTTATTATACCAACTGTTGAAGGTCATAGCACTACAGAAACAATTAAAAGGATTAAAGAATGACACAACTAGACGGAGTACAAGAAAAAGGTTGGGGTCGAGAATTAATTTGGGCAACCAACGACAAGTACTGTGGAAAAATAATGTACTTTGATCGTAAAGGTGCTAAGTTTAGTATGCACTTTCATAAAGAAAAAGATGAAAGTTGGTATGTACTAAAGGGTAGCTTTACACTACACACTATGAATACTGACAATGCTGAATTAGAAACACAAGTTTTAACCAGAGGAGATACATGGCGAAACGAGCCTATGCTTCCTCATCAACTAGTAGCAATGGAAGATGACTGTGCTATCATTGAAGTTAGTACGCCAGATAGTGTAGAGGATAATTATCGTATTGCAAAAGGTGATAGTCAAACATGAGCGTATGGATATTCGGAGATAGTTTTGTATCGCCTATAAATTACATGATATACAATGATACAGAAGAGATGCCAGACTATGCATGGACTAGACAAATATCACAAAAGATTAAACAAGATCTCGAAATAATTGCAATGCCTGGAGTAAGTAATCAGTGGATTTCTAAAAAAATTAACGAACATGAAGAAAATATGGAGGAAGGTGATATAGTTATTATTGTTACTAGTGAACCTAATAGAACATGGCTATTAGAAGATTCCCCCGAGTTCTCTAATATCTTTGTAAACAATCTGGAGAAATTAATATCTAAGAAACAAAATAAAGCTATACAATCTTATGTTGAAAATTTTGGAGTACAACACGATTTTATAAGTCAGATGCACTACGATTGGTTTTTGCATTGGTGTCGTAGTAAACTTAGTAATAAATTTATGTTGTGTATACTTCCAGGATTTACTAATACAGATATGCATGATACAACAGATAATAATGCTACTCTTAAAACAATCGATGAACAAGAATTTGCTCAATTACAAGATAAAGAAATGTATGATAAAAGATTAAATCATATGAGTAAAGAGAATCATACTATACTAGCTGATAAAGTTTATAAGTTCTTGAGTACAGGTGAAAAGATTGATTTGAGTACTGATTTTTTAAATTCAAAAACTGTCCAACCAGTTAGGTAAATCGGTTTGATCCTTTTCACGTTCGTATATAGTTACTAATTTATCTACAAGCTGTTTATTACTCAAAACAACTCTAGCACCTCTGTGTAATGGCTTGGGCCAACAGTCTATGCTTACCCAACTGTATCCACTGCTTTCATGATTACAACTAGGTATAAATTCTTCAAATACTGTAACACAAAATGTGTTATAGGTAAACTTTTTATCATCACTTAAGAATGTATGTAATGGGTGTACTTTTGCTATGTCAGGTAAAGGTCCCATTTCTTCTCTACATTCTCTAAGTAATGTTTCAATAGGGCGTTCTTTTTTCTCAGCTTTGCCTCCCCAAAAACTCCAAGTTAGTGGGTGACTAGACTTTTTACTTCTTTGTTGTAGCATGATTCTGCCTGTGTCTAAGGCAAGAAAACAGCAACCGCTTGCTTGTATCATTATAGGTATATTCGCCAAAATCCGCTATTATATGTGCCTTCAAAGGCATTTATCCATTGCGTTCCATCGTACTTTAGTATATCCATAGTTGTAGTATTTGTAACGTATTGTACAGTAGATCCATTTGCACTTGAATCGAAACTTATTATCCAATTTGCACCATCGTATTCGATAATATCATTCAATGAACCAATGCCACCCCAACCTGATCCGCCTGCTGTAGCTTTAGTTAACAAATATCGTTGACCAGATGCCGCCGCGGCAAGTGTGCCATCACCAGGAAAGTTTGCTTGTGGATCTATTACTGCATCCACAGCCGCAACTGTAGTAGCAGGAAATGTACCACTGTCCATTGTGATGTCTAATAAGTTTGGGTCGCCTTGATTTACTGTGATATTTCCTATAATATCTCCTGTTGTAATACTAGGGTCTGATGTTTGTTTTAACCTTAGCTGACTTATGCCGTCTCTAAATTCACCAAATCCTTTAAACACTTCAACCCAATTTAAAATTGCACCAGTATTTAAATCTAAATTTGTATTGCTTCTGTTTAATAATTGTGCAGTACCTGCACCAGCTGAATTCATTGTAAAACGCATTTTGAAATTTTCTAATGTTACAACTTTAAAACTTGTAAACAATGGATTGTAACTACCACCTGCTCTAAGTGCATCAAGTCCAGCTTCGTCTACATCATCAATATTATCAATAATAGTATGTATAATTGATTGTTTTGTAACTTTAGCTGGTGGATTAATTAGCACAGGCATTGTAAATGTCAGTGTGCTTATATCAATAATATCATCTATTCCACTTGGAATAGCTCTAACACTCCAAGTGCTAGCAATTAATTCAACGTAACTTAATGTACTCCAATCCAATGGATTATTACTGGTATGTATGTTAAGTGTTGGATTAAACAGTACTAGTATTTGTTCTAACAACTGTAGTTTTTGTTCTGTATTTGATGTCCAAACATCTACTTGCATTGTTAAGTTATAAGGAACGGGCTGGTGTCTTGTTATACTATAAGCGTTACCTTGTTCATTTATATAACTACCTGTAGCTTCATCAAACTTTTTTTCAAATACCGGAACAGTTTCTTCGTACTGTGGACTAGTTCTACGATCCGGAGCAGTTTCTAAACCTGTTACATGACAACTTATAAATGGTGTTGTCTGAGTCATGTTCTCACTGTTTTCTCTTACAATGTGTGCCGCCATTCTGCTAACATCACCATAACGCACAGGTGCAGTTTGGTATACAACATTCCCTTCAGCGTCACTATGCATAGCTACTTGAAATCCTGCAAAAATACGGATAAACTGTTGAATATATCGTCTAAGTTGTTTGTCATAAAAGTATGGTACAGCGGTTATCTTACTAGTTTGATATGCCATTATGTATTATCCGCTCTTGTTTTAATAACTTCACTAAGTGGAGTTTGTTCTTTTGTTTCTTGATTATCTACTATAGTAGTGCGATCTGTATTGTTTATAAATCCGCTAGCATTGTAAGTTCTGTCTGTCCAAGTTTTATCTGCAATATTATCATATAGTCTATGCCATTTGCTTCCTCGTCTGACAAATAGTCTATTAGGGTTAAAATCGTTTCTAATAAAGTAATCACCTTCGTTAGGTGTGCTAGGAAACTGATCACCTGCTGTGATTGCTTCTCCATGTACATAGCTATCATCTTTGTTGACAATACCTCCAGCTGTTGGATGATCATAACCAAATAAGTGATCAGTTAAACTTGTACCATCCGGGTCTGCTTGGTCAGCCGCTTCAATAATAGCATCACTAATATTAAATTCAGTTTTGTATGTGCTAAGATCATTTTTAAGACTTTCGTTATCGTCGCTGGCACCTAAAATATCGTAGTACTCTTGACTGTCTGTTAGTGGTGATAATTTTACTCGCCAAATGTGGGGATACCACGTCTGACTAAAACCTTCTGCGCCTCTATTAGCATCATTAATAACATAGTATTTGTTAATAGCTTTCTTATCCGAACTTAGCAATAGTGCATCTCTTAGATGAGGTAGTTCTAATACATCACCAGGCATTAGCTTTCTTCCTACAACATCTACCATCTCATTCATGTGGAATGTCATATATAACATATCATTACTAAGAAATAATCCAAATTGTGTTAGATCAAAATCTGTATCTTGTACATTATAAACACCGCGTAATTCATAAATGTCTTTGTCGTATTTTCTATCTCTGTTTTCCATAAACAGCAAGTCTTGAATTTTTGTTTCGTTTATAACACCGCCTACGTTAACTTCTTCTCCACTAAGTGGATCAACTTCTGTTCCACTGAGATAGTTGGGCTGGCTGGGGTCGTTCTTATCATTACCTACTGCTGGTCCAATGTACTTGTGTACATGAACTCCTGTACCTCCGATACTAAACTGCTCACGGATAGAATTGTCCATGTAGTGATAATCGTTAGTTTTGGTCGGTTTGTATAAACTTAATCTTGGCATACAGTTATTTATCGTGAATCTACAAGGTTGACAAATAAGTAGAAGGTGTTATATTAGTAAGAAAATGTTGAAGGGAATACTAGTGAAGACAATATTCATATTCTTACTATTATCAACTGACATGGACATGACATTAGATGCAACGGCTGTCTACGGTCTACAAACATTAGAACAATGCAACTTTATCTTAGAAACAATTAAAGTAGAATTTAATGCCACAGACGGGTACTGTTATGATGATAGCACTGGAGATATAAACACAAAGTTTGGAAACTCATAGATTTACAAGGTTGACAAATAAGTAAAAAGTGTTATACTAGTATGTAGACACAGAAACTTTGAGGAGACTCTTATGGCTAAAGTAAACAAAATTACAGGTCGAGCAGTCAAGAAGAAAACACCACTGAAGCGTATCAGCAAACGTGGACTGCAAGCACCTGGTTTTGAAGGCTGGGAAAATTTAGATGGTGATAAGTTCCATAGGCTAAAACGTCACAACAACGACTTCTGGTATATGAACTACAAGCATAATGAAAATATTGAACATTTGTTCACTTGGATGAAACAAAATGATTACAGTAGATCAGATATTTCAAATGCAAAGAAAGCCGCTAAACACGAAGGACTGGTAGGCATCTACTGTCGTATGTTATTAGACGGCTGTCCTGATTATAATCCTAAAGAACAGGAATACTGGCAAGCATGTCCAGGCACAAGCGGTGATATTTCACCTATGACAGATTATATCAAGCCTAAAATTACTGAACTTGTGGAAGCTGGAAAACTTATTGTTGAAGAGAAAAAAGCCACAACAAAAAATGTATACATACCTAGTATACAAGAACGTTTGGAGGAAGCGGCTGAAGAGAAAACTGGAGAACTAGACGAGTGGATTGATAACTGGATGCGTGATCCTAAAGCTAATCCTCTCAAAGATGTACATCCAATTAAACTGTTTAAGAAAAATCAAATTAATCTTGGACATTTACGTTTTGTAACAAATTGGTATAGTGGTAGCTATGAAGAACTGCAAGAATTAGCTAACTTGCCTACACCTAAGAAACGTGATGATATGCAACAACAACTTGCTGAAGGTTATAGCACTTATAGTAAACCTCAAATCAAAGAGCTTACTGATTTTTACAAGCGTCTATTCGATGCTATTGACATTATGAAAGCAGAGCAAAAACAAAATCGTGCAGTTCGTAAACCCAAAGTTAAAAGTGCTCAAGAACTTGTTAAGAAGCTCAAGTTTAAGCCTAGTGACGGAGACTTTGGCATTGCTAGTATTAATCCAAGTGAGATTATTAATGCAACCGCTGTGGTGGTGTTTAATACAAAGAACCGTAAGATAGGCATTTATTATGCAGAAGACCATGCACAGTTTAAAGTTAAAGGAACTACACTACAACACTTTAGCGAAACTCGCAGTTTGCAGAAAACAGTTCGTAAGCCAGAAGAAATACTGCCCAACTGGAAAAAAGTTACCAAACACAAACTAAAAGCACAGTTTGGATATCTCAAAACAACTGAAACTAAAATGAATGGTAGGTTCAACGCAGACACCATTATTCTCAAAGCCTTCAAATAAATAGTTATATGAAAGTTTACGAGATAGTCGAAGCACGGGTAGAACCTGACAAAAAGTTTATGAGTCAAGTTGAGCAAATTCTCGACGACAGTATCGAAGAGTATCAGGACTACCTAGACGATAGCAATGATGTTGACGATATAGACGAACTAGAAGAAATACTTAACTCAAACAATCAAAACAATTTACCTATAGAGTTTTTTGCCGTTGACCAAGAACGTAAAGATCCGAATGAATGGATCAGTGCAGAAGCTGGCATAGACAAAGATGGTAAATTTATGCAAGTGTATTTGTTTACAAAGAATCTTGCAGGCAAATATGGTCCAAAAACTTTCAAACAAATTGTAATGCGTATGCTTGCACACGAAACTATCCATTGGAATCAGTATACTAAGATTGGTTTGGACAGAGTTAATAAAATGAAAAGCGGTCACCAAAAAGGTACTGAGTTAGCAAATAAAACTGGAGATCCTAAAGATTGGATGCGTGAATATTTGCGTGATCCGCACGAACTTATGGCATACGGCAGTGACCTTGCTAGCGAAATAAAAGATACTGATAATCCAGAACAAGT